TGTACCAGAACCATGGATTGTGATGCAATAGTATACTATCCCGCCAGCCGAAGCGGTTAGTACACTGTGAAAGTATTAGGAATCCCGCACTGATAGCCTTGTCAACTACACAGTTAATAGTAAATCCCTTCTTCTTCAGAGCCGTTATAGCTTCCAAGTATTGCATAGCTACGTCAACTCTACCTCCATTAGTGTTAATGTAAATGCGTAATACTGTAGGCTTTTTACTAATGTGACTCCACAGTTTAGCTACTTCAATTTGATTTTCCATAGTGATGTCTCCATCAATACGGGTATCAAACTTAATAGCCTTGCCATTGGCGTAGATAACTCTCTCTATTGGTGGGTCAATCTGGTTACCTTGTGCCTGTGCCATGTAACCGAATAACATAGTTACCAAAAATAGTGCTAATCCTATTTTTAATTCTCTCATGTGAAATCCTTAATTAAGTTGTTGATATGTGTAGTTGATAGGTCATACGTACCATTCTTAACATTTGTCTTATGTACTATTCCCCTCCAATGTCCATTCCCTTGTGCTCCTTTATACCCCTCATCGTGCGTGTAGGATGCTCCGGCGATAAGTCCCTGGACTGTAGAGCCATCGTTCCTGTCCATACGTGCGATGTCGAGACATTGTTTATGTCCCGCAGTAAAGCTAAAACCAAGGTTCTTGAGCTGGGAAAGAGCAGTCCCACCAAGAGGCTTACCGGTATACTGATTAACAAAATAATGACAATAATGTACACCATCCACACAGACAGGAGTAAGGAAATCATAAACGTCCCAACCTTCCAAATAGAATGCATCATCGAACATACCTTCAAACTTTGCGTCCAACTCCCCTAATCTTGTTAATCTATACTCGTGATTACCATGACAGAATATAAGCTCCGGATCGTACTTAAGATTGTCCATAATAAATTTCATATCATCATTACCCGCTTCAATATCCCGACGTATTCTCTTATGCTCACGGGAAGATGCGGTGGCAGGTGAATACGTTTCTAGTGATGGCATATCCCACCAGTCACCTAGATTGATTATCTTATCCGGTTCATGGTAGTTAATATATTCTATAATGGCTTTCAGGTTTTTACGTCTCAGCCCAGGTTTTCTTTGCCCATCTGGCCATACTACATGTGATGTCATTCCTTACCTCCTTTAATTACTGAAATATTATTGCCTGTAGATACCGTCTTTTCCTCTTGGGAATCATACTTTTTAAAGCCTACATGAAGTAGTCCTAGGTGCAGGTAGAAATACCAACCTAGAGAAAATCCCATAATGCCCATGTCCCCGTAAGACCAACCCACTAAGAATACTTCAGGTGAAGTAAACCTCCAACTAAACTTTGTCATCTTTTCCTCCTATGTAAAATGACTATACCAAATATACCACAGGACTAGCCTGAAGTCAAGCACTTTTTGTAGTACTCTCTACAATTCTATCTGAAAAGTTTTTAGGTACCAAATGTTTCGCCTTTAACAGTTTTTCAAAAGAGGCATCATTTATAAATGTCACACCCCTGTCATCAGGTCTTCTACAGTTTCTGCCACTTGCCTGGATAAGTACTTTTAATGTTGACCAGTTATAGTAGTCAGGATCTAGTTTACTCCTATGTTTTTGTAGAGGATCAATAAGAGAAGGCCAGCTGATCTTAGCTATCGACTGCCAGTCTGCCTTGTCATAATCTAAAGATACTCCCTCATACATACCACAAGCCAACATAACTCCTTGTTCTGACTTTAAAAGTTTACCTAATGCTTCTTTAGTTCCTCCCGATCTGTGTGTTATCAACCTTTCTTGAGGTAATAATCCTTTAAGCTTGGCCGCTAATTTATATGTAATGTGAATAACTCCCCGGCCTTTCTGTTCTTTTAGATAAGTAGATAACTTCTCAGCTAACTTAGGTAACATCTGATCTTCATTAGAATAATTTATAGACCCTATATAATCTTTTATAATAGGCCTGTTTTCTGGTGCGATAGGTGCTGCTCCCTCGATAAACACCGGACGCTTACGATCTAGTCCTAGCTCATAAAGATCTGGCCTACCTATGGTGGCTGACATGAGTACGAGTTTTTGCTTGTCCCAGAATATCGGAGGCTTATCATAGATATCCAAAGGAGTTACCTGTAATATAGGAAGTTCTACTGGTCCATCTTTCCTTTTGAGTTGGGTTTCCCAGACATATCCTCCATTTGACCACCAATCTGTAGACCATGTGTAAAAGTTATTCGGTAGTTCTTCTGTTAAATCCCTATATATAGATTCCATAACGTTATCTCTACTACGAGAACCTAACCATTCCTTTAAGGCATCGAAATCTCCTACAATCTCCCGGGGTATACCAAGTTTGTGTGCCCATATCTTACTTGAGTGATGATTTCTTATGGCATCAGACAGTTTGTGTGCCTCATCGAATACCATAACAGGCCGTGGCATACGTAATGCTAAAGACATATGGTAAGTAGAAAAGGATATCTTAGCTTTCCTTGCCTGATTATATGCTTTGGTGTACACACATTCTGAACATCTCTTCTTAGCTACAGATCCACAACGAGTACCTTGAAGTTCACAAGAATAATGGCCCGCTGACTTGATGGTGGCTATCTTAGGAAAATCTTTAGAGTATTGATCAACAAGAATACTAGTGGGAGTAGTTATTCTGGTACCTTTTCTTTTAGATTCCTGCCATTTAGCTATCGTGTACGCTATCCAGGACTTTCCCGTACTGACATCAAGATTAAGTACAAAGACATCTGAATTGTCCCACCTAAGTTCTAGCTCCCTTAAGACATTCTTCTGTATATCCGAAGGTTCGTATCCCTCAGGAAAGTAGTTTAATATACTCACAAGTTTCCCCTACTCTTTACGTTAGTACGTAATCAGCAATGCTTCACGTAACCACGTATCGAAGTCGTTCTCAAATCTGTCACATACTTCAGATAAGGTACAGTAGACGCATGCAGTATACTTTTTAGGCTCTCCATTAGCTCCCAGGTTAACAGGCCGAGGAGGTAGCACTCCCTTCTGTTCTGCTTCCCATGTCTTTGTGTAAAAATTGTCTATAGCCTGTTTGGTTATTATAGTATCTTTCCATTCAGAACCATTGTAATATTCCAGGGAATCTCCTACCCATCTAAGGTCAAATTGTTTTATTGTAGGTAAGGTATTTTTAAAGTCTGCAACCTCTGCACTATACTCCCTAAAGATATCCTTGGGCCACATAACCTGCTTATTTCCTGGAACATTTATCTTGGCATACTCTGGCTTACCTGACTTCTTGTTTATCTTACCGTTCTTCTTTTTGTATGTGTAGTCGTAATCCTCGGAGCCCTTGTCTGTGGGGTGAGGTACTGAGTTAGTTAGATATTTTGGACCCGAAAACAAAGTGCTGGCTGTGTATACGAGTACGGCATCTATCCCTGTCTTCAGGGAGTAGTGTGCGGCCTGTGCTAGGTTATCTAGCTTGGGCTCTCCTTTCATTACCACATTATTAAAAGACCAGAATGATGACAAGTGCTTATGTTCTATAAGATATTCCTTACCTTTCTTATCTGTAACTATAGCATCCGGAGATCCTGTAACTGTCTTACCATTACTAGTCTCCCATTTAATAAGTCCTTCCAGTTGCTTACCGTCTTTAATCTTATATCCTGCCAACTCGAAGTACTCTCTCCATCGGATCTCGTTCATATGTCCAGCATCGAACATAAGATTAGTTCTCCAGTCAGGCTCAGTTTCTCTTCCGTTTGCCCTGGCTATAATGACACGCTGACAGGTATTGGGAGAGCCTGCATTATGTAAGTCATCCGTGACCTGTACTCCTGTATTACCTCCCCTGTAATTGGTAGTTGTTTTTCTTTGTTCTTGCTTCTTTTGTAATCCCTGAATGTAAATCTTTTGTAAGTCAATCATTTAGTATCCTTTTTGTTTTCTAGTTGTTATCCTTCTACAAGATCCATATCTTTTAGTTTATCTCCGAACTTTAAATCTGCCAATGTCTTACCGTATCCAACATCTACCTTTAGTCTGCATGTCCATCCAAACTCTTGTTGTAGCCATTCCCATATTTTCTCCGCAGACTCATGATATATTTGTGTCATCCTTTCTAGGTCATCTTTGTGTACCATATCATATCGGGCATCATGTAAGTCTGCAATGTATGTCTTGAACCTAAGACCTTCGAGCTCCGCAGCCTGTTCTACTGTGTTAGACCAGATAACATTTATATCGTGACCTCCCGACTGTACTGCTCTCGAGAATAAGTCCTTGGTTTTGTCGTCAGCTATAGGTATCTTTCTTCCTATAGCATTATATATCCATCCCCGGTTCTTTCTCCACTTATAGTACAGCCCTTTCTTATAGGATTTCATACCATGGAAGGCATCCCAATAACCTTCTAACAATTCCTTGACTGCCTCTCTTTCCATTTGAATACCATCAAGCATAAGGTCTTGCCATAACTTGAAAGCACCAATGCCATAAGTAGCCGAGTACTTTACCTTCTTTGCAATACTTCTTTCTTTTTCACACTGCTCTTTAGCTTTCTTAATAGATTCTGGGGTAGGATTATTTCTGTCATACCCTGTTCCCTCAAGACTATTCTGTATCCCAGGCAGCTGACTAAGCAACCACAAATGGCCATCATTAAGTTTTGCATCCGGGCCGTATAAGGATAGTAGTCCCGGACAGTTAGTAACGTTTGCTGCCACATAGTCTTCTAGTGATGACCAATCAGACTCTACTATAACGTAATCAGTGTCTGCCGTAAAAGCACGTAAGACGTTAGGATCCTTACTTAATTGCTGAACATTTGGGGAGCTACCTCCAAGCCTTCCCGTCACTGCACGAGGAACTCTCCATCCGGGATGAAGCTTACCATTTACTTGTAGGTTAAGGTAAGATTCAGTATACTCTAACATCTTCTGTATTTTAGATCTCTTCTTTAGTCCTTGCCCTATCTCCCCTAGCCATCCGAAAGATTGTTTATTGATAGGCTTACCTCCAGAATCTGTAGCAGGAAGCAGCACCTTCCCCCGAGGAGAATCCACTTCATAACATATAACTTCCCTCTTGCCTATAACTTCTATTTTCTTTTTTGCGTTGTACAGTTTTTCATAGACTAGCCACTGCATCTGTTGTGGACTATTGAAGTTTAATTTAGTGGGAGCACGCCACATATCACTAACTTTCTTTACCCAGTTAATATAATTCTTGGACATGTTACCTGATTTAGTCCATACGGTTTCATCGTCTTTCCATTTACGGTTCCAGTATTTACTGTCCTTTGTCATATCGATTACCTTTCTCTCCCGAAGAAGTTCGGTGACTTCGGGAAGAGAATATATAGACTGGTCTACCTTTTCAAGGTCTTGGGTGAACTGGTGTTTAATGTTATCTAGCAGCTGAACACTGACTGGCATTCCATCTATTTGTTGTTTAGTAAGGTTCTTAGTTAGTTGAACAAACTCTTCGGCAACCGTGTTGTGAGTGCCAGCATTGTGTGCCGCAGGGAGGAGTACATCCTCTATAAGCTGTAGAGTACTGATACAATCCAGGGCACAGTAATGACCTAAGATATCTACAGGGACTCTCCACATTTCGCCCTTAACTGCACTCCGTTTACGCTCCCCTTTCTTTCCTGACTCTGTGTAATATCCATTCTCTATCAGCCAGTTATCTAAAGCTACATCACCTTTCTCATCCCAGCCAAGTAGATTAACCTGTGCCGATTTAAGTCCCCACTGTTGTCCAAACCATCCGTCAGATCCTAATAGTTTGTAGTGTATATATCCGTCATGGACAAAATTGTAATCAATAGATTGGCCCAGTTCCTTGGCCTCGTGTGTCATCCATAATGACTCGAACATTAAGTTGAAAACACAGAGGGGAAAGTCTGCGATTCTTTTTAGGAAGTATATTTTAAGACTGTCATCTTGGCGGGTCCAGTCTATGTAGGCCGAGCGGGGTGAGGTTGAGGATCCCCATGCCAAACCTACGCCTACTATGCGGGAGGGAGATTCCTCCTTCTGGTAGACGTGAGGGTAGAAGGGAGAGATACCTTGAGTTTCTAAGTCTAAGGCTACTAACTTACTTCTGGAAGCAGGAGTTAGTATATATTTTTCCAGTTGTTCTACAGATAGCCTGCGCTTGTAAATGTTTATTTTGTTCCCAGGTTGTGTACTGACTGGTTGTAATATCTTAAACTTTGGTTCCACTGTGGATACCTGAATACTCGTCATATCTTCCCCTTTAGTTGTTAACTACCCTCTTACAGTAAGAGATTACCTTTTTGGTGTTAAAGCGAAGTCATTAAAATCTACGCCAATTTTCTCAACGCTTTCACGCATGACATATTGTCGGTGGGAAAAATCTTTTGTGATACTCTCCGGAGTGTTGGCATCAGAAAAGATAGGGGAAATCCGGATAGTTACTCCGGCCTTGTCGTTACCTTCGTCAAGTTGTTTAACTACAGCTTGGGCAAGTTTAAGAACCTTGTCTGCAGTGTACTTGTTAATGACAAAAGCACCTTCAGTTTCTCTTTCAAACTCTCTATTATTCTTAGAGTTTTTGATAGCACCATGACCAAGGCTTGCGGTCTTCCATGTGGAAGTGTCTAACGTTACCTCCTCAGTTGTGTTGTTGGTTGTAGCTGTTGAGTTACGTGGGTTACCTGACATAATTAGTCCTCCTATATGTCGTTAATAATTGACAGGTTATCTGTCTGTTCCTATAATATAACACAGGGTATTCCCTATGTCAAGCACTTTATGTAAAAATTAATGTAATACTTATCCCATAAATAGAAATCCTAGTAGATATCGTGTGGTTATGTAAAAAACTTTTAAATATGTTACTCTATCTAGTTCTTCTTTTTCATACTGTAATTCTCCTGATTTCTAGTTGTGCATCATGTTGTATTCCTTAAAGAGTTTTTTATTGCGAATATTGGTATATTAAATATTGGACTGAATATGGAAAGCCGTACTGAATTCCATACTGAATACTCTACTGAAGGTCTTGTATTCAGATACACCGTACCGTATATAGCATTCTTTATTGAGTACCTTACTGCACATCCTACATCCCAATCATGGCATACACCATGTAAGTTATCTACCATTCCTTTATTAGACTCTTCTGACATTTACATGTCCTCCTTAGTTCGTCGTAAGTTTGGACCTCCACACACATGATAGCACAGTCCTGGGCTGTCATCTGTTTAGGCTCCGGCCTGCCTTCGGCACCTAATTGGTAAGCTCCTATTATAAATACTAGTGCAACAAATGCTTCAACCATTGTCCTTTACCTTTCTATGTGGTGCGTCCTTGGTTAATTTATCCATAACATCTTGAGTAATCAACATGTTAATGTTAGCAAGGCAGCATCCTAAA